GAGAATATAGTTGGCAAGTCTGCTTGTTCAACCCAAGTACAAGTTAAATTGTCGCAAATTTGCAATGCCAAGATCGGAAAGCCATCTATTTTATAGGTTAAGTGTCAGTTTTATATCTCAATATACCTTTATGAAACTCGATAAACCCATATCCACAGGATTTTCCGTTACATAAAGCCATGTATCTACATATACTTTCTAGGTATCGTAGGTTGTGTTTACACAGCAACAATATACAAATTTAGAAAAACAAAAGCCCATATGCGCACGAGAATATGCAAAAACCGCGCCGTGATAATTCACGACGCGGTTACACTAAATTATATCAGATATTCACGGATGCAGACCCGCAGTTCAGGACAATGTATCCAGCGGCCTGATTCAAGTCCGCAATGTCATGCTTGTGATTTGCATCAGCCTTGCCATCCCAAGCGGTGATTTTTTCAGCAGTAATGCCGTCAAGCACAGCCTTGTTCGCGTGCTCATGAGCCGTCCCCTCCAGCGTATCAACGCGTCCGGCAAGTGCAGTCAGGTCGGCAGCTTTGGCATAATCGCCAATCTTCAGTGCCGCAATCGCATCGGTCACATAAGCAACGACTGTGGCCTTCTCGCCATCGCCACCAATACCATCAACGATGCCCTCCAGCGCAATAATCGCGCTGTTCATGGCCGTAGCATCTGTCTTGTGGCCGGAAATCCAGTCAGCGATTTCCTTGAGTGTATCATAAGAGCTATCAGCCCCATCAACGATTTTAGCAACCTCTTCAGCCGCGATCGCACGAGCAGACTTTGATGCGTCCTCACCAATAAGCGTTGTGATTTTGCCCTCGGCAGTAGTCATACGCGACTTAATGTCCTTGTCATCGTAAGTAGCGGCGGCCTGAGCATCCTGAATCATCTCAACAACAGTCTTGCCTTCAGTGACAGTGCCGACCTTGCCAGAAAGTGCATCAACAGCCGTCTGCGCATTGTCACCAGCGGACTTAGCGGCAGCAATTGCTTTGTCCTTAGAACCAGCAGCATCAAACGCAGTTGTGTCAACATAAGCCGCAGAACCAAGGCCATGAACTGCAACGTCAGCACCGTCGAACTTAACAGTGCCATTGGCAGTGCCCTCCACAAGCGTGTGGACAGTCTCATCAGGAATCGTGATTGTATCCTGAAGCGTCCACTCCGCAACACCCTTTGCCTTAGAATACAGATGGAACTTGCGATTATTCGTGCCGTCCACTTCGAGCTTATACTGTGTATCAGTGTCCTGGATCTCACCAGAGATGTAATCGGCAAGGCCGGAAATCTCAGTAGCAGAGTAGCTCGGCTTCGTCTCGGCAAGCGCCCAAGAGTAGACGTTCGCGGCAAGACCGGAGACGAACGACAGCTCACTGAACTTTTTTGCCCCATCACCGATCTTAAACAGAACAGCAGGCTCCTGCTGGACTGCGCTAGACTTTGCCGGAACAACGACAACAGCCGCTTCGCCTGCAAGCAGAACAGGGTCTTTGTTTATCCAGTTTGCATAAGTATCATATTTCAGAGAAATTCTCGTATTAAAAGTCTTATCTGCCATAATAGGCCACCTTCCAGTTATTAACAAGCCAAGCGCATTTTAGCACTCGGCTATTTAGTATTCAGTTTGTTGTCGGCAGGGCGGCGTATCCTGCATCTCAGGTTCCTCATAAGAGGAGCGTCGGGAGCCTTTCCAACCTCGATAACACAAATTAAGAATTAGACAGAAGCACTCCCGCCGTCAAGAATCAGAGTGTCGCCATCAGTCTGAACGAGCTTATTGATATTGACGGAGTTAACCTCCATCGTGCCATCAGCCGCAACAGCGACCTTGTTTTCAGCAGAAGAACTGACAACCAAACCAGCAGTCTCACCAGCAAGCGGAATGTCAACAGCCTTCTCGGAGATATTCAGTGCAACACCATTCGCCTTAACAATCTCAATCAGGTTCTCATTCGCACCAACCTCGACACCATCCAGCTTACCCTTCAGCTCGTTGGTAAAATCGTTAGCAGAAAGACCCTTTCCTTCAACGGCATCAACCTTAGCCTTGAGAGCGTCCGGCAAGCCAGTCACCTTTGCCATCTCAACACTAGCAAGACTCAGTTTGCCAGCATCAGAAATGGTAAACTCATCGGACGCAGACTTGACAACGTTTGCCTCAGCACCAGCGGAGATACCAGCAAGTTTCTCTTTCTCTTCTGTCGTGTAATCGTTGCTCGACAGACTCTTGCCAACCTCAGCATCAACCTTATTCTTGATAGCCTCAGTAATGGCAGAATTCATCTGCTCAGTAGTGGAGTAGGCATCAAGGTTAACAGACACGTCATCAAGACGGACAACAGTATTATCCACCTTAGCATAGATGTCGTAGTAACCTGTTCCCGCATTCATCACAAGGTAAAGAATGTTATCCTCTGCGGCCTCGACAGCAGGGATATCATCTACCTTCTTGAACGAAGCGTGGCCAGTCGCAGCAATAGCCGCCTGAATCGCTTCGCTGATAGCAGTAGCGGTCATAGCATCCGTGATGCCATAACCATCAAGCGTAGTGGCCTTATCGGCCTTGCCGCTCTGAAGATTACCAATGTCAGTCGTATGACCAGCAACCGTATCAGCAAGACCAGAAACGGTGCTCGTATCGGGTGTATACCACTCGATTGCGTTGCCAGCCGCATTGATACGCGGCTGCTGACCAGCGGTAGCCTCATCAGCCCCCTTGACAACGACCTTGCCATCTTTAATCTCGATAGATTTGCCGTCGCCAAGAACTTCCGTGCCAACGGGCTTCAGCGTCTTATCAGGCTGGATGATGTACAGAGAAGCAACACCATCAGCAACGACGCAAACGATTTCGCCAAAGAAATAAGTGCCATCAGAACTACCGACCTCGACAGCGGCAGCGGCAGCAGCCTGCGCCTCAGCAAGCGTCGCAAAGTAGTAACGTGCGTCAAGAGGGAACGCAGTAGTAGGATTGAAAGCAACGGAGAAATTCAGTTTACCAAAATCAGCCATTATCCTTTCCTCCTTTCTAATCAAATAGTGACCTTATAAGTGTTCGCCGCATCGTTCGCGTTTGCGTAATCGAGAACGTAAACTTTATAGTCAATCGCCTGATAGCCAGCAGCGCCCTCAACAGAGACAACACTCTTTGTGAAACCAGACTTAATTTCAGCGTTCAGACCGTTCACGTCAAGCACGGAACTGACATCGCGCAGAGTCGCGGGATATGCAAACATAACGCGCTTCGCACCAACAGGAATCGTAAGATTGATCGAGTTACCATTCGCCAGAGCCTTGTTGGACTTGGTAGCCAGACCACGCACAAGCACCGAGTTGATTTCGCCATCTTTTTCGGTCAGCGTGCCGTAGAAGGAGTTACGATAACCGGTAATCTTCGTAGTGGCCTTTGCAGACGCGCTCTTGTAAGCAGTGCCGGACTTCGTACCAGCAGAAATCTTGCCAGCCGGATACGCATTGCCAAGGTTCGTCACGGGGACAGCGCCTTCGCCGTGCGTCGCAGTCGCAGTGATCGCATAGTTCGTGTTGTCGGCAACGATGATAGCATCAAACGTGCCTTCGGCCGTCTCCTTTGTGTCAGCGCCATTGCTCACGCTCCACTTGGTTGCAGTGATACCAGTACCCGGGCCATAAGTATAGCTACCAGCACTCAGCGCAGCTTTATAAGACGGCGTCACAGACGTACCGACCTCGTATGCGCCGAGCTGCGCGCAGGTCACATTAACCGCAGGCTGAGTAGCCGTAGGATTTTTCTCTTTGGCAAGAATGGAAGCCAGAACGTCCTTTACGTTCTTGCCAGCGGCACGAATCGTTCCAGAGCCAGATGACGGAACCGTCATAACACCGATGGCCGCAGTATAGGTGAGATCATCAGCGAAATAAACGTTCTCAGCATTATAGTTTCCATCCATCGCGCCCCAAGCAGTGCCGTTGTAAACATACGCAGTGTAAGAATATTTCCCGTCAGAAATCAGCGTCTTGACAACAAAAATGTCATCCACTTTCGCCTCAGCGCCAGCAGCGGCCAGCACACGCTCGATAACAGCGGTATCGCTCTCGCCATCGCCCTTAACACCCTCATAGTGCGCAGCGGAAACACCGCCGACACGCGGGAGATTTTCATAGGTAGCAACGCCGTCGCCAATTTTCAGCACGCCCGTGTCCTTGTCAAAGCAAGGCTCGCCAGCGGCAGGCACGACGTCTTTGTTCGTCACCCAATTCTCAGTGGTATCTCGTCTGAATTGAATGGTAGTTTTCAAAGTTTTGTCAGACATAACTTTTCCCTTTCAATTTTAGTTAAACAAAAGCTGTCCCGCCGTCGATTACCTTAATATCAATAGGTGCTGACTGAAACGGAGACAGTGTCTTGTCATTTTTTACGATGTACGGAGTCCATTCCTCACCGTTCTGCACGGTAATAATTCGGCCTGCACAATCGTATTTTTGAATCCATGCCTGTGCCTCTGTTAACGTCGGGAATCTATCTCGCGGAAACAAACACAGCCAATCATCTCTCGTCTCGTTTAGAACGAAGCACGTTTCCTCGGCCTGACAGTAATACAGGATGCCGTCAGACGCCTTAGAAAACTCAGGCAACGTAGAAATGCTCGAAACAAATCGCAAGCCGTCCGAATAAAGATCATCGCCCTTGTACAGTTCTTTGGTGTCTGTACAAAAGTAAAGCGCATTACTCAGACGGCTTGTAAGCCCAAGATAAGTTTGCTTTGAGCCTTGCTTATAAACAACCTTCGTGCCCAAATATCCCTCCCCCTTTCTTGAAATTATATATGCAACCCGTCCATGCGGAGGTTTGCGCAATTACATATCAGACCATTTCTCGCCATTGCCAGTTGAGCCGGAAGTGTCCATGCCCGACCATTCCTCACTGCCGCCAGAGGACATCTGGTCTGCGTAATTATCTGAGGGAACGGTAATTGCAGCGCCGATCAGAGTATCGCCAGATTTCAATTGCACCTTGCGCGTTTTATCATCATAAGTGATCCCGTCAGCCTTCTTCTTCATATCTTCTTTTACACGACCGATCTCAGCCTGTAAAGCTGCAACGCCATCAGAGCCGCCGCCTGCAACTAGTGCGTCACGCAATCTGGGGTCTTCCACAAAAAACATATTGACCCACCGCCTTAATACATATAGTAGATATTCACATCTACCGCCTCTTCAAATTCGAGCGACGTAATGTCGAGCTGGTTCATGCCAAGCTCAAAAATGCCAGTGAACAAAGGGATCTCTCTGCCATTGATTTTCACTTTCGTGCCAGCCGGAGCAGAGATACCGAATTTCACGAGCGTCATATCGCAGTAATTCAAAATACTATTCTGATTCGCTGCGATTTCATTTTCCTTAAAAACCTTTAGCATATTCACATTCGGAGTGACAGTCCCATTGAAACTGCCCAAATATGCCTGAGACATATGCGCTCACCACCTTTTGTTTTAATCATTTCTTCGTAGAGCTTTTTCATCAATACGCCACCTCCGTGCCATCGGCGATCGTCACGGTCTGCGCCGTGCTAAAGCCATTTTTCAAATTGCCCCATGTAATAGGTTTATTCCGATAAGGATTCAGCACAGTTCCAGTCCTATCAATATTTCTTGCCACAATCAGCAAGCCTTGACCGTGGTATTCGCTATTGCTATTTTCGTTTCGTAAAGATACCTGATAAACAAATTTCCCAGTCAAATTAAGCGTCTCATTTGGAGACAAACTGATAGTGATAAATTTTCCAGTCGTGTCCAATGTAGCTTCCTTAGATATGATTGGGGCACAATCTCTATTCACATAATTAACAATAGCAAAAGCGGCACGGTACGACTTTGCTTCTGAATCAGAGATATTGGCGACACTCGAAACAGGAATAGTATATTTCTGCGTCGTTCCGCCAATAAAATCAAATTGCGGCAAGGTGTATTGATTATATACACAACTTCCCAAGAGCGAAGTCACCCCCCATAAATCATGCGTCAACGTTGTTTGCATTCCGTTCGTTCATGCTCGCAACCAGCTTTTCAAGCGCAATGACGCAATTTCTAAAGTTCTCGATGTTTTTTCTGCCGCTAATGCTGATTTCGTCCATCGTATTCAAAACAGCAATCAAGATATCCACATCGTTATTCAATCTAATTGTTCCCCCTGATGTATCATGTCTTTTCTTCCAGAGCCGTAACTCGCTCCATAAGTTTTTTGATTTGGTACGTGTTCAGCGCAATAAATTCCGAGTAACGAAGATAGTATTGATCCGTATAATCAGAATGAACGTCTGTTGAGCCTGCACACTTAGAAACGCCAGCAAAATCACCGAGCGTCAGCCCATTACTTTTCAAAGCCGTTTCAACATCTTGTGCGGAGAACCCGATATGCGTACTTCCGTTCTCATCGCTCTTAAATTTAAAAGAGCTAGGAGCGAGAGCGTTATAAAACGCATCATACTTCGCAAGATTACTCGATACATTCGATGCCAAGCGCTTATCTGCAACCGTTCTGACAGGTTTGCTTACAGTTACTCCACTGCCTGCGACGGCCATATATTCTCCGTTAGATTTGATATATGCGCTTGCATTAGTAGCCATAAGATAACTGGATTTATCTTTGCTGTACATAACCGCACCATGCGTAGTCTCCACACCGTTGTTTCTATCATCGCAACAAAATCCACCATACTCGTCGGATTTATACAACACTGAATGCGCATCAATCGAACCAGCACCGGAGATGTTTACGCCTCCAGCAATAACTACATCGCCATTTTGCTCGACCAAGAATCTGCCATCATTTACTTTTAATCCGCACCCGATGACCCATGAGCCATTTTGTTGGTTCGCAATCAGATCGCCATCAAGAACGCCACTCATAGTGCCAATGAATTGACCCTCTTTTGCGTAAATAGTGCCATCCTTCTTAACCCAGAAGTTTGCTTTCTCCGGTTCTTTTGCACCAGCCCAAAATGCATACAAACTGTTTTGATTGCTACCTGAACCATTAAGGCCGACATAGTTCATATTGGAGCCAGCTTCCAAAAAGTCTTCTTCAATCGTGAAGCCACCAATGTGACCTGATTCAGCATCAACCTTACCACGGAAAAACGCGCTTCCATCGTTGATGTCCAAGAAGAAGTTCGCGTTCTTCGGCATACCCATATCATCATAAACAATGTCTCCGTCATCACCAATGAACGACGGGGTTACTTGTGTGCCATTCGTGGTAAACAAAAGATCAGTTCCCGCCATGATGCCGTAGTCAGAATCAAGGATCATTCGACCGCCATTATCCTTTTGCAGAATCATGGTGCTGTTATTTAGCCACACGCCGGTCGAATCCACCTTGAACTGCATCGTGCCAGTCGGCAAACCTTGCGCATCCACCTT